GAAAATAACACTGTGGGAGAAAGTGCCCTGGTGGTTATTGACAACTTGGGCGAGGAAACATTTCCAGGATTATTCCTAAGCGAGCCATTACGCAAGGGTCATGTTAAGAAATTCCGTAAAGGATTTAACACCACATTTGGAAACAAAATTGCCACTTGTGCCAAGGTAAAATATTTGATTGAGGACGGAAAGATGACTTTAAATAGTCGTCCATTGATCAGCGAACTTAAAACTTACATTGCCGCTGGCACCAGTTTCAAAGCCAAAGTGGGCGAGCATGACGACTTGGTAGCGTCATTGTTGTTGATAGTACGCATGAGTCAGTTGCTTGCAGAATGGGATCCAGCTGTGTTTGAACAGCTGAGAGTATCCAGTGATTGGGCTGAAGATCCAGATTGGGAACCACCATTGCCGATATTCATATCAACGGGTATGTGATAAATATAACATGAACACGAACTTAGATAAAATTGCTTTAGACTTGTATGGAAAAATACAAACACGTTTTCCTGACATCAAAATTGGGGACGAAAATGCTGGAGTTTTAAGTAAAAAAGCAGATATTCCTAACGCACGGTTTTTTGAATTTGAATATGAAGAAAATGGTCAGATGTTGGGCACTGTGGCTATTACTCTAGACGAAGACGACGGTGTTGTAGTGCAACTCAGCGGTGATCTTGCGGACAGTAATCATCGCGGCGCTTTTAAATTTATCAGAAGTTTCAGGCAATTTTCTAAAGATCGTTTATTGAAGTTTGATGTGCAAAACATTGGCAAAGACAACTTAGATAAAAGAGATTATCACTTTAGAGCAAAACCCAAGGAAGAAATGATGGAACCCATAATGGAAAACAAAATGTACGGCACAGTCCGTATCAGTTATCAAGATCTTGGAGAAGCTAGACTAGTTGTCAAACATAGCCAGCCTGTCAACACAGATCTACCAGCTGGTCGCACAATGCACATTGAAAGCATTTACGTTGAAAATGCTCAAGGCGAACGTTTTAAATATCCATTCAAACATCTTGGTGGCGCTCGCGCACTGGCAGAACATTTGAAGCATGGCGGAATTCCTTATGATGCCATTGGCAAACACATTACCAGTCTAAGCGAAGAACTAGCACAGTTACGCAAGTTCAAAGGGTATGTGAGTCGTAATGATGCGTTGAGTGAAGCCATGGGCGACATCACTAATAAAGTATTTGAACGCATTGAACAAATTAAAAAAGAAGTTCACGGACTAAGTCGTAAATCGTATTACGAACAGTTTGCAGAATCGTTTGCAGAAGCTGAAGAACAAATGATTCCTGAAGAAATCATGACAGACTGGATTGATCGTTTGACCATACGCACGTTCAACGAAGAGTTACGCACAGCGTTTCCGTTTATTTTCCGTTTGGTTGATGAAAGTGAAATCCCAATCAAAGGTGTTAGTCCAGACGACTTGTTAGATGAAATATTCAACGGTGACAAGGAAGAAGGCACCACACACAAAGGCGGCAAAGTTACAAAAACTAAACATGGCCTCAAGCACGAAAAAACCGACTATGATGACGGTAATGGTCATAAAGGCCGCGCACTTGATAGCAACCCAAAAAGCAAATATAAAAAGTATCCCACACCGGACCCAGAAGATCAATTTGAATCTTTTATGGATAGTATACTGAGTGAAGATGGTGGAGTGGAAGACACACTGTTTAGTCCCAACAAGTCAGTACAGCAACAGGCAATACAAAAATTAAACAAAATACTCAGTGCTGAACTAAAAGGTGGCCCAGATGCTACCAATGCTATTCAAAGTTTAAAAGGCATTATTGACGATCCTGAATTTATCAATTCATTAAAAGATATTGATTCTGATTTGGATGTACGTCCATTAGTACAACAATTTATTTTAGACCAAGATTCGGCTCTTGCTAATCAACTACAGTTTGATGGCGAAGGTGAGATTGGTGGACAAGATCTTGAACAACCGCAAGCTGCCGCAGAAATGCCACCACCAGAAGCTCCAGCCGCTCCTGCTGTTCCTCCGGCCCCAGCAGTTCCTCCACCCGGCGCGGCCCCCATAGCAGAAGAAAAAGAAGATCCTCCGTTTGACGGTCCGTACACACGGAACAAGGGCACAGTGACTGACAAGAGCGGCGCCAAGCACTCTGGTCGCAGTCAAGCTCGGCATTTGGCACGTCAAGGATTGATTAAAGCCATTCACACTGCCAAAGACCACGGTGCAAAACTAGACACTACTCTGGACTTTGGCCACAAAGAAATGACGTTGCATGACTGCATTGAAGAATGTGGAATGAGTCCCAAAGACTTTGGATTTGAGATGGGTCAACAAGACAGCGGTGTTGAACAAATGTTAAAGAGTGTGGCAGGTTTTTGGAATAGTGAAAATAAAAACTTCACCATTGGCGGTACACGTGCCAAGACCAAAGTTGTTAAAGATTTTAAAAACGGTGAATTTGAAAACGCTTCGGAACAAGATTTAGCCAAGGTATTAAAGTTAATCGACAAAATGGATCCCAGCGGCAATGAGCACAATCAAATTACAACGGTGTTTAATGCTGACCCTAGAGCAGATCATATTGGACACAAAGTTCAAGAGTTGTCTATGAATGTGCAAGAAGATGCGTTGGCTAGAATTATAAGTTTATCTCGCAAATAAGGAATTGACATGAAAAAAATTACAGAAAATGAATTAAAAAATAAAGTTAACAGACTAAGAGAATACCTTACAATATTAGAAGCTCCACCGGCACCGGGCATGGGTCAAAAAGGCCCAACAGTGGCGGCCGCTCAGGGCGCTGATCCTAGTAACCCGCTTAACAAAGCACCTGCGGCAGCACCAGCAACGCAATCAGCAAAACCAGCAGGTGCTCCTAAAGTTGCATATGATAAAAACTTTCCAACGGCAACTGCCAAAGAATTACAAACAAAATTAAATGCTAGAGATCCTAGTCTAAAATTAACAGTTGATGGGAAAATGGGGCCGGCCACCCGTGCGGCTATGGCAAAATATCCAGATGTAACTTCTAATCCTAATGCTCCACAAAATCAACCTGCACCTGCGGCTCCTGCACCTGCGGCTCCTGCACCGGTGACACCGGTAACCTCGATGGATGACAGTGACGATGCTTATGCTACAGCATTTGTTCCGCCAACCTCAATGGATGACAGTGACGATGCTTATGCTACAGCATTTGTTCCTCCAACTGCAACTGCGGCAGCACAATCAACTATGGCCCCTGGACCAGAAGTTGGCAGTCAAGCACCAACAGCCAACGCTAGTAACGAAAAAGCCAAAATAGGAATTGCCGCGGGTGCACCGGCGGCAGCACCTGCAATGTCGGGCTATTCAAATAGTGGCGGTAATGCAGGCGGAGCTGGTCCATCATATGCAGGCCAGGGTGGAAATCAAACTGCGGCGGCACCGGCACCTGCGGCGGCAACTACACAATCAACAAAACCGGCGGCGCCTGCAAATCCGTATGCTAATAATCCAGCACAAGCGGCCATATATGCGGCTATGAGTCCGGCAGACCAGCAATGGGCAACAAAAGGCGGCGGCAAACCAGATTTAACAGATCCATATATTGCGGCAAGAGCACCAAATAAATTTAAACCTGCGGCGGCACCTGCTCCTGCAACAGAATCGGTTAGCTTTCGAAATGATGAATTGAATAGAATCGTTAGTTTGGTACGTCACAGATAATCGAGTAAAATACTCACATTTCAGGCAAGATTTCTCTTGCTTTACTAAATAAAAGCGTATACAATAACATGTATGCGCTTTTTGTTTAGTAGGTTCTAAACAATTATAGGCAAATAAAGTAGTAACTAAAGGCTAACAATAGGAGATATATTATGGCAACTTTGGCTGAAATTCGTGCAAAACTAAAACAATCTGAACAACGTGGTTCAGAAAACAAAACAGGAGGAGATAAATCGATTTATCCGTTCTGGAACTTAAAAGAAGGTGGCGAATCCGTTCTGCGATTCTTACCAGATGGTAACACCGATAACACTTTTTTCTGGGTAGAACGTGCAATGATCAAATTGCCATTCTCTGGAATCAAAGGTGAAAGCGAAAGCAAACAAATCACAGTACAAGTACCATGCGTGGAAATGTATGGCGACACTTGCCCGATCTTGACAGAAGTACGTGCATGGTTCAAAGATCCAGCATTGGAAGACATGGGTCGTAAGTACTGGAAGAAACGCAGTTATATTTTCCAAGGTTTTGTTGTTGAAGACGGCCTAGGCGAAAAAACTGAAGAGATTCCAGAGAATCCAATCCGTAGATTCATCATTGGCCCTCAAATCTTTACATCAATTCGTGCGGCTTTGGTCGATCCAGAATTGGAAGATTTGCCAACTGACTTGGTACATGGCCTAGACTATCGTATGAAGAAAGGGTCAAAAGGCGGCTATGCTGACTACTCAACCAGCACTTGGTCA